ATGCAGACGCAGTACTGGGCCGCCCAGTACATGCAGGAGCCCACGTCCGAGGAAGGCGCGCTGCTCAAGCGCGAGTACTGGAAGCTGTGGCTGCCCGAGCGCCCGCCCGAGGTCGAGTTCGTGCTGCAGGTGTGGGACACCGCGCACGACACCAAGTCCATGAACGACTACAGCGCCTGCACGACGTGGGGCGTGTGGTTCAACGAAGAGACGAACCGGCAGGAGCTGATCCTGCTCGACGCGTTCAAGGGCCGCTGGGAGTTCCCCCAGCTCAAGGAGCAGGCGCTCAGCGTCTACCGCGAGTGGGAGCCCGAGTGCGTGCTCATCGAGAAGAAGGCCGCCGGCGCGCCGCTGATTCAGGAGCTGCGCCAGATGGATCTGGCCATCGAGGAGTACTCCCCGTCGCGCGGCACGCGCACCGTGTCCAACGACAAGCGTGCGCGGATCAACGCCGTGGCACCGATCCTGTACGATGGCGTCGTGTGGGCCCCCGACGTGCGCTGGGCGCACGAGGTCATCAACGAGTGCGCCGAGTTTCCCAACGGCGAGCACGACGACTACGCCGACTGTGTGGCGATGGCGCTGGCGCGCTACCGCCGAGGAGGGCTGATAGCCCTGAGCAACGACGCCAAGGACGACCCTGAGTGGGCGCGTCGCCCGCGTCGCGCCGCCTACTACTGAGGACACGCGCAATGCCGATCGACAAGAGTGTGTATTCCGCCCCCGTGGGCCTCGCCGCGCTCGCCGAGCAGGAGGAGCCCATCGAGATCGAGATCGTCGACCCCGAAGCGGTCAACATCCGCGCCGGCGACTTGGAGATCTCCATCGAGCCCGAGGAAGAGGGCCCGGAGTTCGGCGACAACCTCTACGAGTACCTCGACGAGAGCAAGGTCTCCGGGATTTTCTCCGAGCTGGTGTTCAACGTCGACAACGACAAGGCGGCGCGCAAGGAGTGGGAGCAGACCTACATCGACGGGCTCAAGCTGCTCGGGCTCAACCCCGAGGAGCGCACCGAGCCGTGGACCGGGGCGTGCAACATCAGCCACCCGATGATCACCGAGGCGGTGGTGCGCTTCCAGTCCGAGACGATCACCGAGACGTTCCCGGCCGCCGGGCCCGTCAAGCCCAAGATCATCGGCAAGGAGACCCCGCAGAAGAAGGCGGCCGCCGAGCGTGTGACGGCCGACATGAACCACCAGCTCACCGACGTGATGCTCGAGTTCCGGCCCGAGCACGAGAAGCTGCTGTGGAACCTGCCGGCCAGCGGCGGCGGGTTCAAGAAGGTCTACTTCGACGACGCGCTCGGGCGACAGACCTCCGTGTTCGTCCCCGTCGAGGACATCTTGCTGCCCTACGGCGTGGCCGACGCGCGCTCGAGCTACCGGCTCACGCACGTCATGCGCAAGACCAAGAACGAGCTGACGCGCCTGATGCACACCGGGTTCTACCGCACGGTCGAGCTGGGCGAGCCCGGGCACGTCCTCGACGACGTGCAGAAGGCCAAGGACGAGGAGACGGGCTTTCGCAGCCTGCACGACGAGCACTACGTGCTCTACGAGATTCTGGTCTACCTCGACCTGCCGGGCTTCGAGGACGAAGAAGACGGCGAGGCCACCGGCATCGAGCTGCCCTACGCCGTCACGATCATGCGCGACACCGGCACCGTGCTCGCGGTGCGCAGGAACTGGCGCGAGGATGACCCGCTCAGGCTGCCCCGGCAGCACTTCGTCCAGTACATCTACATCCCCGGCTTCGGGCCGTACGGCCTCGGGCTGTTCCACCTCATCGGCAACTTCGCCAAGGGCTCGACCAGCATCCTGCGCCAGCTCGTCGACTCGGGGACGCTGTCCAACCTGCCCGGCGGCCTGAAAACGCGAGGGCTGCGCATCAAGGGCGACGACACGCCGATCGCCCCGGGCGAGTGGCGCGACGTTGACTCGGCCTCCGGGCCGCTGCGCGACAACCTGATGCCGCTGCCCTACAAGGAGCCCAGCGCCACGCTCTACAACCTGCTGAACACGATCGTCGATGAGGGCCGGCGGTTCGCGGCCACCGCCGACCTGAAGATCAGCGAGATGAATGGCGAGGCCCCGGTGGGCACCACGCTCGCGCTGCTCGAGCGCCAGCTCAAGGTGCTGACCGCCGTGCAGAGCCGGGTGCACTTCTCGCTCAAGCAGGAGCTGGGCCTGCTCAAGGAGATCATCGCCGAGTCAGCGCCCGAGGACTACGCCTACGAGGCCGAGCCGCAGGTCGAGCGCCCCCGGGCGCGCAAGGCCGACTTCAGCATGGTCGACGTGCTGCCGGTCAGCGACCCCAACGCGTCCACGATGGCGCAGCGCATCGTGCAGTATCAGGCCGCGCTGCAGCTTGCGCAGGGCGCGCCGCAGATCTACGACCTGCCGCAGCTGCACCGGGGCATGCTCGAGGTGCTGGGCATCAAGAACGCCGACAAGCTCGTGCCGCTGCCCGACGACATGCGCCCGGTCGACCCGGTCACCGAGAACATGAACGTGCTCACGGGCAAACCCGTGAAGGCGTTCCTGCAGCAAGACCACGAGGCGCATCTGGCGGCGCACAACGCCATGCTCAACGACCCGATGATCGCGCAGACGCTGGGTCAGAACCCGCAGGCGCAGCTGCTGATCGCCGCGCTGCACGCGCACATCGCAGAGCACACCGCGTTCGCCTACCGCATGCACATCCAGCAAGCGCTCGGCGCGCCGCTGCCGCCCCCGGGCAGCCCGATGGACGAAGAGATGGAGCGCCAGCTCGCGCCGCTGATCGCGCAGGCAGCGCAGCGCGTGCTGCAGCAAAGCCAAGCGGCCATGGCGCAGATGCAGGCTCAGCAGGCCGCGCAAGACCCGGTGCTGCAGCTGCAGGCGCAAGAGCTGGGTCTCAAGGAGAAAGAACTCGCGCTCAAGGAGCGCAAGATCGCCGCCGACGCGGCCGCCAAGGCCGACGATCTGGACCTGCGGCGCGAAGAGATGGACAAGCGCATCGAGCTGGAAGCGACCAAGCTCGGCGCGAGCATTTCCGAGAAGCAGCGTGACACCGCCGCGCGTGCGGCGCAGGGGACCAAACCGTGATCGAGAATTTCGCGCAGGCACTGCGCGCTGAAATACGCAAGGACTTGAACAACTACGCCGATGATCTGGCCAACGGCGCGTGCAAGACATTCGATGAGTACAAGCATCTCTGCGGCGTCATTCGGGGGCTGGCGTACGCGGAGTCTCACCTCCTGTCCCTGCTCGAAAAGGTCAAGAAAAATGAACACGATGGCTGAGCCGATCGCACCCACGATCTCCCCGCAAGACGCACCGTCTGCGGACGCAACCGACGAACAGAAATCGCTGGTGATGCCTCGCCCGACGGGCTGGCGCATCCTGTGCGCTGTTCCGCAAGTCGACGACACCTTCGAGAACTCGCGCATCGTCAAGGCCGAGACCTTCATGAAGGCCGAGGAGCACGCCACCACCGTGCTGTTCGTGATCGCCGTCGGCCCCGAAGCGTACAAGGACACCACCAAGTTCCCGTCCGGGCCTTGGTGCAAGGCCGGCGACTTCGTGCTCGTTCGTACCTACTCGGGTACGCGCTTCAAGATCTTCGGCAAGGAGTTCCGGCTCCTGAACGATGACCAGATCGACGCCGTTGTCGATGACCCGCGTGGCATCACGCGCGCAATGTGAGGAGTAGCAGATGGCACTGCCCGATGAGAAGGACATCCTGAAGCCCGAGGTGGCTGCCGCCGAAGCGGCGGAGGACTTCGACAACGTCGAGATCGAGATCGTCGACGACACCCCCGAGGCCGATCGCGGCCGCAAGCCGCTCGAGCGGCCCGTCGAAGAGCCCACCGAGGAAGAGCTGTCGGCCTACTCCGATGGCGTCAAGAAGCGCATCAAGGAGCTGACCCACGCGCGGCACGACGAGCGCCGGGCGCGCGAGGCGATCGAGCGCGAGAAGGCCGAGCTGGAGCGCGTGGCGCAGGCCATGGCGGACGAGAATCGCCGGCTCAAGCAGCACTACGACGCCAGCTCCGAGCAGCTGGCCACGTCGGCGCTGTCTGCGGCGGACGCGGCGGTCGAGGCGGCGCGGCGCAAGCTCAAGGAGGCCCACGAGTCGTTCGACACCGACGCGATCGTGGCGGCGCAGGAGGAGCTGGCCGACGCCAAGCTCGAGCAGGCCAACGCCAAGCGCATGCGCAAGGGGGGTTTACAACCGCAGCCGGAGGTGGTACAACCCGAGCAACAGGCACCACGCCCGCTCGATGAGCGAACACTGCGCTGGCAGGCAAAGAACCAGTGGTTTGGTGACCCTGAGCACGAGGGCATGACCCTTTTCTCGCTCGGCGTCCACAAGGAGCTGGTGCGAAAGGGCTACGACCCTCGCAGTGAGTCCTACTTCGAGCAAGTCGATGCTCGCATGCGGCAGACCTTCCCGAACTTCTTCGGCAAGGAGACGCCCGACCGAACGGAATCGGCCAGCAAGCGCCCCTCGTCCGTCGTTGCGCCGGGGACTCGAGCCAGCGGCCCGAGAAAGATCCAGCTCACGCCCACACAGCTTGCGCTGGCGAGGAAGTACAACCTCACCCCTCAACAATACGCGGCCGAAGTGCTGAAACTGGAGCGTTCCAATGGCTGAAAACCGAGTACCTCGCGACCTGTCGTCGCGCGAAAAGACGGCCCGAGCGGTCTATCGACCCCCCTCGACGCTGCCCGATCCCACGCCCGAGCCGGGCTACGGTTACCGCTGGATTGCCTCGCATGTTCTGGGCACCGCGATGCCGACCAACGTCTCGCAGAAGTTCCGCGAGGGTTGGGTGCCGGTGAAAGCCGAGGATCACCCCGAGCTGCAGATCTACGGTTCAGGCAACGTCGAGATCGGCGGCCTGATCCTGTGCAAGATGCCGATCGAGAACATCCGTGCCCGAGACGCGTACTACGCGGAACTCGGAACCGCGCAGGTGTCTTCGGTGGACAACAACTTCATGCGCGAGAACGACCCTCGTATGCCGCTCTTCTCGGAGCGCAAGACGACGGTCAGTTTCGGACGCGGTTCCCCCTCCAAGGAGTAAGCAATGGCTGCCGTTTCCAGCCCTTACGGCCTCGCCCCGATCAATCTGGTCGGCGGTCAGGTCTTCGCGGGGCAGTTTCGCGAGATCAAGCTCTCGACCAACAACACCGCCGCCATCTACAACGGCGACGTGATCCAGCTCACCGCTGCGGGCAACCCGCAGTCCCTGTCGGCCACCCCGACCGCCGGCACCACCGCCGGCATCGTCGGTGTGTGCGTCGGCGTGCGCTTCACCACCCCGCTGCTGCTGCAGCCGCAGTACGCCCAGTACCTGCCGGCCAACGCCATCACTGCGGGCTACAGCAACGTGTTCATCCGCGTGCTGGATGACCCCGATGCGCTGTTCAAGATTCAGGGCTCCGCCGCCTTCGGCACCCTGACCAACGGTGCCGCCGGCGCTGTGGGCAAGAACGCCGCGCTCGGCAACTTCGGCGGCAGCACCGCCACCGGCAACTCGTCGGTCAACCTCGTCGTCGGTACCAACGGCGCTTCGCTCGCCTCGACCAACACGCTGGCGATGCGGATCGTCGACGTGGTGGCCGGCACCGAGCTGGACTCCTTCCCGGACATCGTGGTGAAGTTCAACCAAGGCGTCCACTCCTACTACTTCTCGCTCGGCGTCTGAGGAGACATCATGGCCATTTCCCGTTCCCAGCTCCTCAAGGAGCTTCTGCCCGGCCTCAACGCCCTGTTCGGTCTGGAGTACAACCGCTACGGCGAAGAGCACAAGGAGATCTACGACATCGAGACCTCCGAGCGCTCGTTCGAGGAGGAGACCAAGCTGGCCGGCTTCGGTCAGGC